AGATAGGCAAGATGACTGTGATTCCTGTGGGAAAGGAGAGGCTGATACTGCTATGCGGGAATCCGACCTAGAATTGTGTAGCATATTTAAATTAAATGAGTTAACATAAGTTTACATTATGGAGGTCATAAGACCTCCTTTTTATTGTTCGGTTACCCCTAATGTTAAGAAACTTTACAAGATTTAATATTTCCTATATAATTATGTTACGTTTCTTTACAAAGGACTAAATGACTTCATCTTCAAGGTATACAACTACCGAGTATGGCAAGCAAAACATGTTTGCTGCTGAAGCACAACCTTGGATAGATGAGAATTCATCCTATGAAGGTTATGCTGTCAATGCAGAGAAAACCAATGGTCGTTGGGCCATGATTGGTTTCGTAGCACTATTGGGTGCTTATGTTACTACTGGTCAAATTATTCCAGGTGTATTTTAATGACAACAATTCCAACATACGATTTTCCACAATCTCCAATCCTTCTTCTAGGATTTGCTGGTATTGCAGTTGCTCTGTTCACTCTTTATACAGTTAACAAAGCATATTACAATTCACCATTCAGAGGTTGATATGAAAACAATGATTCAAACCCTACTATTAGGTACAATTGCAGTAGCAGTTGTTTATTCACCTTCTATCGCATACGTCTAATGAACTATTGGAAAGAAGCAGAACAAATCAATGGTCGCCTTGCGATGATCGGTTTATTCGCAGCCGTAGTTAACTACGGATTTACTGGCTGGATTATTCCAGGCATCATTTGACTTTAAAAGGTCTCTTTAAACTCTACCCCTATTACAAATCTAAGAACAATGACTCCAGAAGCAGAAAAATTTAACGGTTGGATGGCAATGCTAGGCATTACCGCAGCACTAGGTGCTTATGCAACCACAGGACAAATCATTCCAGGTATATTCTAATGTCTAACAAAAATATCTTTTTAAAAGCACAAGGTCGTGCTGCAATGCTAGGAATCTGGGTTTTCGGACTTTCCTATGCAACAACAGGTCATCTTATTCCAGGTATCTTCTAATGGCAAAACAAACTAAGAACAATGAAGCATCTACAGATCAAAGCGTTGACTTCTCAATCGCTGAAAAGTGGAATGGTATTGCTGCTATCGTTGGTTGCGTCGCAGCTTTCGCTAGCTACAGTTTTACTGGACAAATCATTCCTGGTTTAGTGTAATGTCCTGCAGGTTGTTTACGATCAGAAGATTTGATCTAGTGAAACTACTGGTGGCAATAAATTTGCCTTTACTAGTAGTTTCAGCAGCAACCGCTTCAATAGCAGGTGTAATTACCTAAATGTTTACAAAACTAAATAATTACTCGTAACTTTTTTACCGAATCAAAACAAATGGGTGAACTCCAAGCAGTAAATGATATATCACCGTTCACAGCAATCCTATGGTGCTTTTATCCAATAGCATTATTAGTGGGCATTGAGTTATTTCTTCGTGCCTTACGGGATGATGATGACGATGATGATGGTGGAAAAGGAGTTAGAGTTACGTCAACTCAAATGCAGTACGCCACTGCACCCACTGGTGCATGATGGATTGGCATCACCCATATTGGAGATTTGCTGAACGATGGAATGGTCGTTTAGCTATGGTCGGTGTGATAGGTGTCATAATACTCTTGACTGTAAGGTAGAAATACCTATATAATATAGAGAGTATTTTTACCTAGTCACATGCAACAGTTAATTTTCGTCGGGGTTATAGCCCTCGTAGCATACACAAATGTTGGATCTCTCGTTTTTCAATAATATATTAATTAACACTCCTGCAGGTGCTCATGGCCTGTTGGAGTTTGGATTTTTTATGGCAGTAGGAATTACTGCTGGTTCATTAGGAATGATATGATGGAAATTTTTAAGATGGTTATTATGATGGTCGGTGGAGTTTCCATGATTACAATCATGCTAATGACAATGATGTATTACATGATGGATGATTGACAAGTTATAAATCTATTATATAATAAGAAGACATTCTTCAGAACAATGCCCAACAACATCACTTATGATCAGGCTGATACCAGAGTTAATGGTACTACTAAAAAAGAGTTTGATGAGTTGGGAAAAGAATTAACAGAAGATAAATTTAAATTAAGACAAAATTCTTTAAGGTTGTTGATGGCAAACTTTGGTTCAACGCATCCAGCAACATCTATCTATGAATGTGCTCATGAGTGGTGTGAGAAACAATATACCACTAATGGACTTGCAAATTATTTCAAAGCATACTATAATGGGAAACATGACAATACATAGAATTAGGTTATCTAAAATGCAAAAAATTGTAAATGTACTTGCTGTTGCGTCTGCTGCTGTATCTATTGCCGTTGTTGGTGCTGTTGGTTACGTTTATGTCAATCGGACAGCAATCATAGAAGACGTTAAAGAAAAGGCACTCGAAGCAGTGACTGGATCTCTTGGTGGAGGTTTAGGTGGGGATCTACCCATAGGGACTCCCGATCTTGGAACTCCTTCTGACTCTGCTTCTTCACCACTACCTTCTGCTCCAATTCAATTTTAAAAAAATATTAAGGTGACTATATAGATGTAGTCACCTTAAGTTTTATGGCAGAAGTTCGTAGCGATGTTAAAGAAGAAAAAAAAGAAGATAAAAAGAAAGGTACTTTTGGTAAAATAAAAGATGCTATTCTTCCCGATCACGAGGAGCAAGCAGCAATCATTAGTACAATGGTCAGAATTACCGTTCTTGCCTGGTCGGGTGGAATTTTGACTTTAAATTACGTAGCTATACCAGGTGTCCCACAACAGAAAATAGATCCAACATTTATAGCTTCAGTTTTTACAGGAGTTCTGGCTAGCTTTGGGATTCAGACCGCATCTAAAAAAGGTGATGGCACCATGAAGATGAATGGTAACGGTGGACCTCAAGTATCTAAAGCAGATATGGAAAAGTTAATTGAGAAAGCAACTCAAACTGCTCCTGCACAAACGATTAGAATAGAACAAGCACCTCTTACATTAACTGCACAAGCACCTAAGAAAGAGGAACCACCTTATAAAATGTAATCACAAGGTTATATTATGAAAAAATGGATAGGTATTAGTTTAGGAACTCTTTTAGGCATATCACATATAGGTATGATAGGAATGATTTCTCGAAAGGATTCATTCCCTCAATTAAATCTTCCTATTGGTGAATATACTTCCTATAATGTTACGGCAAATAAGGAAGGTTATACGATAAACTATAGAGCTCATGATCCTAGAGTATTAGTAAAGTCTGAAGGGGTTGAAAGACCTGCTGGATTCTTGGGATTAGGAACTAAGAAAGCATCATCACATGAACAGTATTATCTTTCTCCATCAAAGGGTGACACTAGTGGATTAAAGGTAAAAGAGATTGCTTGTATCAAAAAGAAAGGTGGTGGTGAGCAGACTGGAAGACTAGTGGGTGGTAGTCTTGGCACTGCTGCTGTTACTAACACTGGACTTGCATCCGTTCCTATAGTAGGATGGGTACTTGCTGGTGCTGTAACTATGATGGGTATGGATCAAGGAGCAGAGATAGGTGGTCAGATGGCTGCAGATCTTGCTAAGGAATGTGAAGATGAAGAAATCCTTAAATAAATAACTAGTTAGGAAAATGACCAACCCATATCCCAAACCCAGATGGGATTTAGAAAATGATGTACTTCGATTAGAGCAAATGATTATTGTTTACGAACAAGAAATTCAGGAACTTAAAACGGAAAAAGAAGAGTTGGAGAAAGAAGTGACTATTCTTCGACAAAGACTAGAGTATTATGAGTCTGTCGTTGAGGAAGATCAATGAAAGATGAGTGGTCACACCCACATGATAGTATGCCAATAGCAACAAATGGAGATAATAAGTATGCACCCCCTGAAAAAATGATTGAAATAGAACAAAACCCACGACCAGAAGAGGACGCTGCAAACGATTGGTTTAAAAGTGATACTTATGCTTCTCGTCACGAGTCAACACCCGAATTTGAAAAAGAAGCAGAGGAAATAGTTACTATGCATGAGAAGATGTATAGAATTGCCACTGCAAAGTACAATCCTTTTTCTGTGGGTGGATCAGAAAGTATTCATGATTTTGATCGGGATGATTAAATAATGGCTCCTCGTTATAGATTTCTTGGTAATGGCAATGGAACCAAGAAAAAAAAGAAAAAAAAGAAAAAGGAAGATAAACCTAAAAAGAAAAATTACAACGGATGAATACAATGTTTTTTCTATCTAAACCTTCAGTCTACTTACTTCCTGGTACATGGGAATCACCTGGTGTAGATTATCCTTTTCCTACTGGTGCAGTGGTTGGTTGCATACTAGCACTAGGACTAGGAACATGGTTTATTACATTGTATAAGAATAAGAAGGCATGATAAAAGGAATCTTTAATTACTTAAAAGAAGTTAAAGATACTGCTAAATATATGCTACAAGGGTTGTCTGTAACCTTTGATCATATGAGAAGGAGACCTGTAACCATACAGTATCCTTATGAAAAACTAATACCATCTGAAAGATATCGTGGACGTATTCATTACGAGTTTGACAAGTGTATTGCTTGTGAGGTATGTGTTAGAGTATGTCCAATTAATCTACCAGTCGTTGACTGGGTGATGAACAAACAGACAAAGAAAAAAGAACTTAGAAATTATTCGATAGACTTTGGAGCATGTATATTCTGTGGTAATTGTGTGGAATATTGCCCTACCAATTGTTTAAGTATGACAGAGGAATATGAACTTTCAGTTTTCGATAGACACCAACTTAACTATGATAATGTCGCTCTTGGACGACTGCCCACTTCTGTTACTTCTGATCCCTCAGTTAGGGCAATGCGTGAACTGGCTTACCTACCAAAAGGAAAGATGGATCCACATGAAGTGCCAGATACCGAACCTCGTGTAGCAGGACCACCAAAATGAAAGGTTATACCAAAGAAGATATTAAAAGGATCTTAGGAACTTCTTGGCCTACTGTTGATCCAAATCATGAGACTGGTAATCAGATGAGAAGAAGAATAGGTAATGAGATAAGAGAAGGAAAGAGACCTAAACAAACATATCCATCAGCAGAATCAAGAGCAAAGTTACCTAACTTTGATGAGAATGGAAAGTATATTTACCCTGAAGGATCAGGGTTTAATTATGTGGAGTGGTTGAAAGAACATCCTAACTCAACAGAGGCAGGAACTTATGGCAGTAAGGTATCATGAGTGAAGTAGTATGGTCTGTAAATATAATGTGTGCCATACTATTAGTGTCTGTAGGAGTTGCACTTTACTACATATTCATGTATGATACATGGTATCCAAATGACGGAACAAAGCATGGAGACCAAGATAGCAGTCTTGGAAGCGAAGGTGGAACATATGCTGGTCCACACGAAGGAGTTAACTCTTAGAGTTCGTGCGAATGAGAAAGTAGTTGCGTCCGTTAGTCTATTAGGAGTTATAGCCTGTACCTTTATTGGTGCAGGTTATTTTGC